TGTAGGATTTGTGTTTACTGTTGTCCAATTAGTTCCATCATATTCCTCTGTCGTAGTTCCCTGACCAGGTTGTCCCCCTGATATTACATTAGCTGTTTGAGTTCCAAAACCAGCTTGACCAGAACGAGAGGTATTCATATTATTACCGCTAGTCCAAGATGTTCCATTGTATTCTTCAGTGGCATTTGTAACAGCGGTTATAAAACCTCCACAGATTATTCCAGCGGTTAATGTTCCACCTCCGCTCCCACCTCTTCGAGTGGTGTTTATATTTCCTCCACTTGAAAATCCTGATCCATTATATTCAAAAGTAGAATTAACATTTGTAGATCCATCATTACCACCTGCATTAAAAGCAGCAGTTTGTATACCACCTGGCATTGCCGCTTTTTTAGCAGAAATCATTGCCGCTGAACTAGCCCATGCTTCAGTAACCAATACACTTTTAAAAGTATCACTGGTTGTGTTGTACCAGATCTGACCCTCAGAAACATCTCCTGTTGGATCAGTTGTTACTGCCTGAATTGATCGTCCATGTAATTCTCTATATGTAGCCATAATTATTCCGTACTAAAGTCTGTTATATTAGCAGCTGTTGTTTCCCCTGTAAATTCTTCTGTTGCTGTTGATGTGCCACTTGGTGGCCCACCTGAAACTATTAAAGCAGCCGTCGCTGTTCCATTTCCAGTAGTAAAGCCTCTTCCAGTTCCAAGTGATGGTCTAGTAGACCATGATGTTCCATCATATCCTTGAGTTACAGCTACAGCAGGTGTTCCACCAAAAACCAATCCTGAATCACTGTTTTCTCCCGAAGCTGCGCCTCCAGCTCCAGTGTTAGTAAGTAGGCTACCACCTGTTGCCCAATTTGTTCCATCATATTCTAAAGTTGTGGTATTTACTGGAGCTGATCCAGCTGCAATAAATGCTGATGTTTGAGTTCCATCGCCTGCACCATAATATCTTGAAACAGGCATAGTATTCCCTGAAGTCCAACCCTCTCCATCGTATTCTTCTGTTACATTCCAAGGTGAACCTCCTGGGTCTTCTCCACCTGCACTTAGAGCAGCAGTTGAAGTACCACAGCTCATCATACCATATGTACCATTATTTAAATTGTATGGACTATTAGACCAAGAGCTTCCATTCCAAGTTTGCGTATTAGCGTTATAGACTCCAGGAGGTTGTATTCCTCCATATTCATATCCAGCTGCTTGAGTTCCTGCAACACCTCCTATTCTTGTTGCTGAATTTAAATTAGGTGTGCTTGAATAACTTGTGCCGTCATAACTAACAGAAGTATTTAGATTCCCAGGAGGATGTCCTCCACAAGCTATGGCTGCTGTCTGTGTTCCAAACGACATATTTTGTCTAGATGCATAAGGCACTGTTCCACCTGCTGCCCATGCTGCAGCGGTTATTGTGTTTGTTGATCTATTAAATTCTTCTGCTGCAGTTGTGTGATTTGGTGCTCCCGGAGAAGTTAAACCACCAGCAACATATACATCTCCAACCGCAAAAGTTCCACCAGAAGAATTGCCATTTCCATAATATCTACTAGTTCCCATGTTTGCACTGTTAGACCAAGATGCTCCGTCATAAAGTTCCGATTTATTAGTAGCTGCTGGACCAGGAATTAATCCTCCATAAACTAAACCTAAAGTTTGACTTCCTCCACCTGAAGCTCTTCTTCTACCAGTATTCATTGATGCACCAACAGTCCAAGTTGTTCCGTCATAAAACTCTGTTTCTGTAGCGGCAAAAGGAGAACCAGGAGGTCCAGCTCCTCCCATACTGATTGCTGCAGTTTGAGTTCCTAAACCAGACCGATCTTGAAAATTTGAATTTGTAACGTTTCCTGATGTCCAAGAGGATCCACCAAATTCTTCAGTAGAAGTTCTTGCAGGAGAACCACCAGCGATTAAACCTGCTGTTGTCGTTCCTGCATTACATGATGCATATTTTGATTCTGACATATCACCTGATTCTGAAAAACTGCTTCCATCATAAAGTTCTGTTTTAACCTGGTTAGGGGCCGAAGGAGAATAACCTCCAGCAAAAACAGCTGCTGTTTGTGTTCCAAAAGAATTACCTGCAAAAAATCTTCCAGTATTTATATTATTTGTAGCGCTAAAACCACTACCATTATACTCTTCTGCAGTAACCATTGCAGCTGGTCCTGAAGCGGGTGGTCTTCCTGATGCTACAATCCCACCGCCTTTATTTCCTGCTGCTCCGTGTCCATATCTGCTGGTACCCATCGAAGCAGCGCTTGAAAATGCTTCAGTAATTCCTAAACTTCTAAGAACTCCATCAGTAGAGTTATACCACATCTGACCTGTTTTAGGCTCAGGTGGGTTAGAAGTTACTACCGTAATCTTCTGCCCTACTAGATCTTTATAAGCAGCCATGTATCTCCTTAATTATTCTTTAAGAGCCAACCCTGTGTGCTGTCTACATAGACTAAAGTATTCGCTGCTCTTTCTGTTGATACTGTTAGAGGGTCTGTTGATCCTGCAATTTTCTCTGTTCCGTTCTGGTCTATTGTTAGAGCATTTGAATCAAATGTCCCTGCATAATCTATAAATGATATCTCATCACCAATATTACCTGCAGGTAAATCCATCTCTATTGCACCAGATGTTGTATTAATAAAATAACCCTCACCAGCAACAGCTGTAAAACCAGAGGTTTTTACTGCTTGCCATGAGGTTCCGCCTGATACCTCAGCAAAAGATAGTTGACCAATACCTGTCGTACCTGAACCGGATACTGATGCTACTTTTAAAAATCTGTCTGCTGTTACGTTTCCAGTAGGAAATTTTAGCTCATAGCTCTGCCCAGAACTATGTGGAGGTGATGTAAGTTTAATCCCATGCGAATTGGCTTCACAATTGAGCTGAATCGAGCCTGGATTTGTTGAGCCTAAAACTTCGACTAAACCTGTTCCTTTAGGTCCAACTCTTAAATTTATATTAGAGTCACCACCAGTTGCTTGAATAGATGGTGCATTACCTGTTGCAGAGTTTGTTATATCTAATTGGTTTACTGCAGAGGATGTTGTTTGAAATATTATCTGTTCGTTTCCGTTCTCATCATTAATTCCATGTGCATCATCAATTAAAATATTAAAATCGTTCGTATCTAGATCGCCACCTAATTGTGGTGATGTATCGTCTACAACATCTCCACCAGTCTGAATCTCGATCATTTTAGGATTTGTTGTATCTGGATTACCAGATGCAAAAATTATAGCTGTTTTTTTCTGTGTAGCTGAAAAAGTAAAACTATCTCCAGATCCTGTAGCGTATTTAAATTGAACTGTATAAGAACCTGTTGTTGAATTTTTTAAAATATAAAAATTTTGTACATCGTTTGGTATTGTTACAATTTGATTACCGGATATAGCACCTGTAAATTCTATCATTCTATGTGCAAGTTCTGCACCAGTCGATCCATCACTAACTGCTAAAGCAGTTGTCTGTGCTCCACCATTAATGTCTTTTTGTATAAATCCACCAGCTATCTGTTCGATAAGACTTAAATTAGTATTTGTTTTTGTTCCCCAAGTTCCGGCATTTTCACCGGTTGCTTGAAGTTCTATACCCAAAGGGGTAAATGTTGATGCCATAAAAATTCTCCTACGCTGCTACATCGTTATAACTTGTATTTGATCCAGTTGCAACATCCGAATAAGTATCGTTCGAACCCGTTGAAACGTTGTTATACGATGTATTAGAACCAGTGTCAACATCGCCATAAGCAAATATATCTACGGCTCCAATATTAAATGTTGCTGATAAACCGGTTAATCCTATTGTTACATCATTTATAGAAAGAGACCCAATACTAGCACTAAATGATTGACCGGTTAATCCTAGACCCTCTTCTATTGTTAGAGAGCCAACACTAGAAGTCATGCTTAGACTCGATGGCTGAGCCAAAGCTCCACCTAATCCAACTATAGATCCTAAAGTAAATTCTGCAGATACGCCAGACATCTGAACAACATCATTAGGTATGACCACCGTTCCAACGCTAGCGCTAAATGATACACCTGTTAAAGCAGCCTCAGTTGTAGAACTCGCTGTTGCAGTCCCTTGAGATGAAGTTATAGATAAACCAGAAAGTATTGCGGTATCATTAGGTGCGATCGCTGTTCCTTGACTTAAAGTTGCTTCTTGACCAGTTAGACCAATAGTTAGATCATTAACTGTTAAAGAACCAATAGAACTGGTTATGGATTGACCGGTTAGTCCAACCTGCATATCAACTACAGTGACAGAACCAAGTGAGAATGTGGCTGAGAGATCAGTCTCTACTAGTACAGGAACAAAAGCCTCTCCCTGTGAGGATGTGATTTCAAAACTTGTAGGTGTAATTATAACATCAGGAACATCAACCGAGCCAACATCTGCTGACATCGATAAACCTGTTGGAAATATTGTTGCATCTTTGAGCTCGCCCCATTCACCATCGTTCCAAGCTTGAGCACCCCAACCTGTTTTAAAAGTTGTATCCTCGTCCCAATAAGCCTGGCCCCAGGTAAACCTGCCCCATCCTGAGTTTACCGACATGGTCGGCCTCCTATGCTAATCTGATTATTGCTGCTGAAGAATTATTTGCAGGAAATTCTATTTTAAAAGTTCCATTACTAGCTGTCTTGTCTCCACCGAAAGCTATCGCACATACGGCATCAGTAGTAGATGATCCACCGTTTGTTGTTGTGTTGTATATCAATGCGCCATTTGCAGTAAAAGATGCAGATGAAAAAGTTACGTCACTAAAATCTGTGAAAGCAGTTGTACTTGTTAATCCAACTCCAGTGTTAGTTAGAGTTGCCCCACCTGCAGTGTATGCAGAACCTGATGTATTTGTAATTTCTTCTGATGTTGAATAGTCTGTTGTAGAAGCACCTAAAGTTGCATCACTATCAAACAATGCAATCTTAAAAGTGTGACCACCTGAAGATTCAAAACTGTGTTTACCTTGTAAAAGTTCCTGTTTGAAACTTGAACATATTGCTGATGATATAGCCATAAAATTTTCTCCTATTACGGTGAAGTAGAGTCGATTTTAAATCTGACAGTTCCGTCAGTGTAATCATCTCGTCTTCTTCTTCCAGTTTGTTCAATAGCGAACTTCTGTACCTCTTGTTTATATTTATTTTCGTATAATGTCAACATATCTACCGGACCTTTTAAAAACCCATAAGCCTCTGATAGACAGCAATATAATAGCCCATTTGGGAAGTTAAGACTAATATAATTGGTATCATTGTTCTCTAAAAGATCAGGCATTTTATTAAAATGTATTCTAAATCTGTATGTTGTATTTGGTGTTGGAGCTAAAAATATTCTACCAGATGTAGTATCAGATTCTCCTGTAGCACCGCCAAACATAGCATAATATTTAGGTTGACCTTGAGCTGCTGATGTTCCTGTAATATCTTGATACTCTTGAAGATATGTAACATCTTTCTTCTCTAGCCATCTATTAGCTCCAGTAATCTCTGAT